ACAGTTATGATTTTAAAAACGTTGCTGGAAATAGATACCACAAAGTTGTTTACAGACTCTGATAATGATAATATTTTTAAAGAATTAAAATTACATCAAAAAGTAAGTGTTCATAAAGAAAATACATATAATATCGTACGTTATGACAAGCAAAAGCTTAATCCTGAAAATTACAATACATCTGGATTATTTCGTTCTATAATCCATAAAGATGGAAATATTGTTTGTTTCGCACCTCCTAAATCAATGAACCATACTTCTTTTCAAAACGAGGTTGATCTTACAACAAATTTATCAATTGAAGAATACGTGGAAGGTACGATGATTAATGTATTCTGGAGTGGAACAGAATGGGAAATTGCCACAAGGTCTTCCGTAGGCGGGAATGTATCGTTTTTTGTAAATAATGTGAAGAAAACATTCCGTCAAATGTTTTTAGAGACGGTAGATTATAACGAAACACAGTCAGGAATGATACGGACAAAGATTTTTTTTAAATGTATTGAAAATATCCCTCATGATACAAGTTTAACATTTGTAATGCAACATCCTGATAATAGGATTGTGGTTCCTTTTACAACTCCTAAATTATATCTAGTAAAAGCGTATAATATTTCAAAAGAATTTCTAATTAGTGAAGTAAAGTTATCGTGTGTTGCATCCTTTTTACCAGGCTGGGTAATGTATCCAGATAAATCACAATATAGTTGCGATGAAATTGAAATGATATTGAAGAATGGTACACTACAACTAGATTATATGAAGGTTGGTATTATGATTGCAGGTATTCATAAAAATACAGGTAAATTGGTAAGAACTAAAATCAGAAACCCAAATTATGAATATGTAAGGGAACTACGTGGTAACCAACCAAAATTACCGTACAGGTATTTAATGCTTAGACAGGAACACAAAGTATCAGAATATTTAAAATATTATCCGGAACACAAAGACCTATTTAAACAATATCGTGAAAAGGTACACGATTTTACCCACAAATTATACAAACAATATGTATCGTGCTTTGTGTATAAACAAAAAAAACTCGGATTGTATTCACCACAATACCGCACACATATGTATAAATTGCACGGTTTGTTTATCACAGATAAAACGAACAAGATTAATATGAGTCGTGTAGTAGAATATGTGAATGGTTTACATCCATCGCTTTTATTGCATTCTTTGAATTATGAATTCAAATCCTCACAGATGAATACATAAATGTGTATCCAATATAATTATTTCAAACACAATACAATATTATTATTATTAACATAATATTGTAAAATTATATATATGATGGCATACTATCAACATCTATAATACTTTCTTTTACATCAATATCTTTTTCATTTATATGAAATTTATTAAAATACTTTTTCTTAAGTTGTAATTCAGGGGTGCTATTATGAACGGTACGTGCAATCATTTTATACAATTTAAAATCTGGATACCTTTCTTCTCCATTTGTCTTGTACAAAACGTTTCGTCTTTTATCATCTAAACACCAATCCATTATAATGTGTTTTGCAGCATATGAAGGATCGTCTGGATGTTCACCAATATCATCTATAAAAAAATCCAACAAAGAACATCCCAATCGACATAAATCAAAACTAAAATTAGGTTCTAGACGTGGTTTCTTATCATTGAAATATGGTTCAAAATTATATAGATTTGCCGCATCGCCATTAACATTATAACTATCGCTACAAACAATATTGCCTCTAAATTTATATATTGCGCGACCGAAATCGATAATTTTGAATATTCTCCCGAAGGTTGGAACTTTGTACTTTGAACCTAGAGCTTTATAGTAAAGGAATGGTGTATCTGTTTCTATATACATTACATTATTTGTATGCAAATCGTTGTGGGTAAACCCATACGTTTTTTGATATACTAAAAGGGTCATTATTATTTGTATAATCATAGACCCCCACTCTTCATCAACCATTTTTATCTACCATTTTCACTAATCAACGTGTCTAAGGTTGCCACACATTTTTCAAGTGCAATAACATTCACCGGAAATTCTGGTATAGTAGCCATCATAACCTCATCAGAAAGTGTAGAAAATCCATCACTAGAAGTTTTATCTTCATCGTCATCTTCAGAAGAAGAACGGTCTACATTTTCGTCAGACACAGATGACCGTGAAGAACATTCAGAATTACTATTAGAATTAGATTTATGACTGTCTGTTATATCATAATTATATAGCAAATCAAGTGGTTTTTCAGAAGACTCATTTAGATTATTTGGTATAAAAATATCCTCTAGAGTATCACACGTTATGTCATCAAGTATAGAAACATGCACCTCATCCTCGTTAGAAATATATGTTAATCTCTCTTTATTTCGTCTAGTATTATAATTGAACATACTATTTGCAATATCGTTATCAATTTTAAAAAGTGTACCGTTGTTTTGTGGAAGAAATCTGAATCGTTCAAATATTCAAGATCATCAATTATATTATAATCGAAAATCTACTTTGGTTGCTAAAAAAGAACCGTAAAAATCTAAAGCATGAATAAATCGGTGTGTATGTAGTAATTGACTAGTAAGATAACTAAAGAACCCGTCAACGTATGCTGTGTTATTTGGGTCGCGAACTTTTATAGGTGATTTTGTATTAACAAATGAAGGCAAAGAAAGCAAATCTGTATCATCTATATCATATTTACCAATCAAATATTTAGAAGGGTCTAAAAGGGGGCTGTATTTAAAAAAACTTCTGATGTTTTTGGTGTGGTTGCGTTGTATAATTGACATATGAAAATATTATTTGTTACTTTTCTTTCACCTCTACGAGGTTATTAAGGTTATTTAAATTTATGTCGTTGTAATTTTTAGGGGTTAATGAATAAAAAGACTGATATAATGGAATATAGTTTTGCGGATTTTTTACATTCATACCATCTATATCCACTACACTTTTGAATAATAGAGAATTATCATTTTTTTATATGTGAACTCCATGAGTGGATTATTCACGCTTTCATTATTTTCTACACTCATTAAAGAGATTATACACAAATATATTCCCCATTAAACTAATAAAATCGCGGTGTATATCTCTAAATTTTTTCTGAATAGGTGTTAGATGTCAACTGAATTAGAACTAAGTAAATTCAATATGCAACAGATAAGTTTCAAACCAGATGAAAACAAAGGTCCTGTTATTGTATTAATAGGGAGACGTGATACAGGTAAGAGTTATTTAGTACGAGATTTGTTGTATAATCATCAAGATATTCCTATAGGAACAGTTATATCTGGAACAGAAGCAGGTAATGGATTTTATAATCATCATGTACCTAAACTATTTATACATGATGAATACAATACTGCAATTATTGAAAATATACTGAAAAGACAAAGACAAGTTCTTAAACAAGTTAAGAAAGAAATGGAAACATACAAAAGAAGCAGCATAGACCCACGTGCATTTGTGATTCTAGATGACTGTCTATATGATGCTTCGTGGACGAGAGATAAAATGATGCGTTTGCTGTTTATGAATGGTCGTCACTGGAAGATTATGTTGATAATCACTATGCAGTATCCACTTGGTATACCGCCTAACCTTAGAACAAATATTGATTTTGTTTTTATTTTACGAGAACCATATATTAAAAATAGACGTATTATTCATGAAAATTATGCAGGTATGTTTCCTACATTTGAAAGTTTTTCACAAATTATGGACCAATGCACAGAAAATTATGAATGTCTTGTGATTAATAATAATTCTAAAAGCAACCGTTTGCAAGACCAGATATTCTGGTACAAAGCAGAACAACACGGACCGTTCAAACTAGGTTCAAAAGAATTTTGGGATTTGTCAAAAGGATTAGATAGCGACGATGAAGATATAGAAACCTATGATCCTGCTACAAATCGACGACTTAAAGGACCGCAAATAAATGTCAAAAAAAAAAGTAAATGGTAATTAATCCATTTTTGAGGATACTTTGCTTAATCCATGGTCGGACTGGCTGGTAACAACATTTTCATTTTCAAACAATTTTTGCCTGATGTCTTCTTGAGTCACTACTTCATCATTCGCGTAACCAAGGGTTGTTGCATCTTTCACAGAAATTAAATTACCGTTATCATCTACCGTCTGAGATAGTTTGTTACCAGACGCTAGAGCTTTTTCTTTATTTTCTTCAATTGCGTTAAGTTTAGCTTCTTTTATACGATTATCAAAAGTATTTTTAGCATTCTGTTCATTCTTATTTTTTTCGTGCATAAGTTGGTTTAATTCGTCTTCGAGATATTCTACACGGCCAGTTTTATATGCTTCAGGATCAAACGGCATCCAAAGACCAACAGGACCAACAAAAACATCATGGTTAGGGTCTAACTCACGCAATAATTTTGCACGAATTTCAGCTTCACCTTGAGAAGGAAAACAACCACGAATTTTTACTCCACGAGTACTTGTTTGAAATTCATGTTTCTCATCAAATGATTTTTGAAGTCGTTCTTCATTATTATCCATATATGTTTTATATTCTTCATACATTGACGTTTTTAGTAGAATTTCCTTTTCAGTTTTAATAAAATCTTCCAGTTCTTTTGAAGCATCATCAAAATTAAAGTTGTACTTGTATGATAAAAAATTTACAAATTGCGTAAATTTTTCTAGCGATTTTGATAATTCCCATTTCTTTAGGAATTCATCAAAAAAAATGAATTTTTATCTTCCAAAACTTTCTCAGGTGAAATGAACGACACACACGCAAATTTTTGACCGGCAATTGGCTTGTCTTCTTCTAAAACATCTACATATTTGGGATTTATAGTTCCGTCTGTATTCACGCGTGCATATAATTCTTTTGGGGTTTTAGGCATTATACTAATTATGAGAATAATCTTTTTAAGCTTATATATATTTGAAAGTTTTTTCTCTTATTAAACTATAACATGAACGTTGCTGGTATTGATATGGGCGAACTACTCAAACGTGCAGTAAAATATTTAGTGGAAGGTTTGATGGTAGCAATTGCGGCGTTTGCTATACCGAAACGTTCACTTCAGCTAGACGAAATTGCGCTTATTGCGTTAACTGCCGCGGCTACTTTTAGTATTTTAGACACATATATTCCAAGTATGGGTGTTAACGCACGAACTGGTGCAGGATTTGGTATAGGCGCGAACCTTGTAGGGTTCCCACGTTAATATGTTTTTGTATGATTTCTTTCATGATATTAAAAGAAATTATGACAGAATGGAGGTTTGAGTGTGCTGTTAAAATTACTTTAGAAGAGTCTAAAATAATCAGTCAGATTATAGAGAAAGAAGTTATATATGCAGAAGACTGTGTATCTGCATTACCAAAATTAAAAGATGTAGAAGGAAACATACGTGTGGTACAGACCCCTAATAATGTTTTTCTTTTTATAAAATCTCATCCTGATAATTTTATTTTTTATAAAACTCAAATACTTGATATATGTAAAAACTTTAGAGATATCAATAATACACTAGATAGTAGGAATAAATTCCCAACCTAATTCTCTGCATATATTCTTCCATATATCATCTTGTTCAATTCTTTTTTCTCTGTCTTTTAGCATCGGGAAAAAAGGCAAGAAATCCGTTTGTTCGAGTAATTCGCACAATTTATAAACTGTGTAATAATAATTCAAAAAATTAACTCTATCATCGGGACAGTATTTCGCATAAGGTGCTTGTATATCCATAAATAAACTACATAACCGTTCTTCTAAGGATTGACTCATAACTGGTGGTCGAATACCAAGTTTATCTTTAATAAATGGAATATGTTCGTAATATTTATTATAACCCAATTTTTTTAATATTTCTTTTGCTGTTCTATTAGATAATTGAGACGGTTTAATTCGTTCTTTTTTTATTTGATTTTTTATATTATTTAACACTTCATCGGGTATTTGTGTTGTTTCTTTTGCTTGAAATTGTGCTAAAATCTCTCTAAAATGATTTATACGCTTATAGGCATAAAAACACAGTTCTTTAGGAGGTTCTTTGTATGAAGGTTTTTCATTTTCAACTAGAAAAGATACACTTACAGAACATTTATTACATACTAACATTCCTTCATGATCTATAGGGATAAGCTCTCCTTCAAGACATTTTTGGCAAATGTCTGTTTGAACTACAAAATTGTTAATATCCAAATAATTTTCATCCACATTAGCAAGATATTTTTGCACGTTTGATATAGAATTATTTGTTTCATGTAAAACATCTTCTATATTAAAAATTTATTTAAAACGGTAGACTGTCCGTTACCTTGTGATGCTGTTTTTTTGTTTCATAATATTCAAAAACGTACTTACTATTATCTAAATAATATTCCTTTTTTGCAATTTTATTTCTTTAATTTGGTGCGATATAAGATCGATTTGTTCTTTAATATCTAATTTTGCA